TGATAAAACATTATTAACGCCTTTCTGTTTTTGAAAGTATCTTTTAATAATCTCTTCACCGATTGTACCTTTTTTACCCATAACATTTGTATCGTTCTTTTTGTTTTTTGAATAAGTTGTATAACCATTATAAGTTTGCCACTTACCATTACCCATATGTCTTAAATGTTCTAGGTCGTCTTTATCCGTTATCTTACCCACTACTTTAAACCAATCTTTAGTTGCCTTATGTCCTATAGGTATATTAAACCAGGGATCATTGTAACCTTTAGGATATACAATCATACGATTTTGAAAGTGTAAACTTTGTTCTTTAGTTAACCAGTTATGTAATTCAGGACCTTTTGCTCTTGCAATCTCACCTTCTCTAGGATGTCCTATTGTTTGTGGTATCTTATAGTCACCACAACCTAGAAAGTAAACATACCTGACACCAAGTAAACTTTCAACTTGACTACCTTTGGCAGGATGTGCTACGATATCAAAACCGTGGTTTTTAGTGTATCGTAATGTTTGTGTTTTTATACTCACTTTAAATTTCATAATTATGCTCCATTAAAACTTTCAATATCAGAAGAATTTGTTTTAATTCTATCTGCCTTTGTTTGGTCTTCACTATCCATTAACAATACAATGTAATGTACAGCCTTTAATAAATCTTTTCTATTACGACCATCTTTTTTACCGAACCTTGCAAGATACTTGATTGCATTTGCCTGACAAAAATCTTTATCTATATTACACGACCTCAATAGGTCTTGTACTTGTACACCTTCTTTAACTTGAGCATAGTGTTGCCCATAAGTTCCTTTGATGTATTCTTTAATCTCGTTTAATATATTTTCTTCATTATATTTCATATAGTCCTCTATTTATTTGTGTGGGTAAAAATGGGAGCGAGCCACTACACTCGCTCCCAAGGACCACACTATGAATAGATTTTGATTTAGACAAGGTCTTCCTCGTCCTCTTCGTCCTCACTATCATTGGACTCCATTTGTTGTGCCTTCAAGGCCTCGGCCTTTTGTTCTTCAGCGATACTTTCGGCAGTTGCCCCAGCATCCACTTTAGTATAAAGGTCAACAAAAGAAGATTTTGTATCGTCATCAAATCTATTTGTACATAGTTCAATTGCCTTCATCTTATTACCAAAGATTGAATAAGCCTGAACGATATGGACAAGTCTTCTAGTAGATATAATCTCATCAACGCCACCATCAAAGTAGGTTTTTCTGATTACATCTGCCCAAGTTGATAACTTCTCAACATACTTCTCATCTTTTTTGCCAGCGGCGGCAAGAGTATTGTTAAGAATTTTCTGCTCAGTTTTTACAGCAGGATACTTCTGTTCAAAAGTAACTGGAAACCTTTCAAGGAAAGCCTCGTTAAGTATGTTAGTACCAATAAACTTACCATCATCACTACCTTGCCCTTTAGTGTTGGCAGTAGCAACAACATTGAAACCATTAGCAGGTTTAACAAACTTGTTTATCTTTTTAACATATACACCGTTACCTTCTAGGATTGGTTGTAAACACATTATCTTATTAGAAGCAAGGTCAATCTCATCTAAAAGAAGAATTGCACCTCTCTCCATTGCCTCGATAACAGGACCATTCTGCCAAACGGTTTGACCATCTTTAAGTCTATAACCACCTAGTAAATCGTCTTCATCTGTTTCAATGGTAATGTTTACCCTAATCATTTCTCTCTTACTCTCGGCACAAGCCTGAACAACAGAAAAAGTCTTACCATTTCCTGAAAGACCAGTTATGAATATTGGATAAAATTGTTTTGATTTAACAATATTTCTAACATCAGGATGATTACCAAATGATACGAAACCTGGATCTTTTTTAGGAGTGATATCACCACTTAAAGAAGAAATCACATATGCGGCTTCTTTAGTAGTTGTATTCTCAACTGCCTTGGTTTCAGATTTTGTATCTGATAAAACTTCTGAATTATTAGAAGTTGTTTTTTGAGTAGAAGTTTCAACGACAGGTAAGCCGTCTAAAGGCAATTTGTATTCGCCTCTACCAACTCTCAATTCTGGATTTCTATTCAACCATTGTGGGAAACCCACTTTAAGAGACTTGGCAACTTTCTTTAACTCATTATTACTCAAAGTAGATTTGTTGTACATCTTTTTAGCGGCGTCAACAAACTCTTTTTGTTTAGTGTTTAAAGTTAACATAGTATTGTCCTTTCTTTTTGTTAATTATGTGTATATGGTACCATATTTTGATACATATGTCAAGCAAAAAATGAGCATTTTTTCAAGTTTTTTTGTCATATAAATCAACACTTTTTGTACCATTATGCCACTTGTTTAATAAACTTCGATAATAATACTCTGGAAACGGTTCTTTGTTTCATTGATTTACCGAAGATTCTTTTTATTTCGCCTGCCTTGGCGTCTGTTTTAATATCATTAAGTTGTGAGTTTTCAACTTTCATTGTCTTACCATTAATGATATAAAATTCATTGTAACCTTCTTGTTGTACAGCGGCACACTTGTTTTTACTAAATTCACTTTTGATTTTAGATAACAATTCGTGTTTCAACTCATAAGATAAATTTTGTTGTTTATTAGAAAGAGCATAGTTTTCAAACTCCCAACTTCTTCTAGTCTTTAAAATAAAGAAACCAATATTAGTTACATTGTATTTTTTTCTTAATCCTTCAAGTAAGATATTTGTAGTACCTGTACTTTTGATTGACTTTGATTTAGTCAATTTTAAAATGTTCATAGCACCCCAATGTCTGTCGGTAGTAACTAACTCACCTTGATTGTTTGTTATGAAACTTGAATTGTTTGATGAATTACTATGACCATCTGTTAAAGTAATTAAAGACATCTTATCAACTTGATACTTTTGTTTGAACATAGGAATAATTTTGTACATTGTAGCAATTGCCTCGTTCAATGGCGTTGATGAAAGATTGAAACAAGAAGGTGGGTGTATTCTCTCAATATATTTTTCTGCCCAATTTCTTCTACCATAGTTATCACCAAAATACTTACCAAAAGCAAACAAGTAAAATAGAGATTGTTCAAGTTCAGATTTTTTAGAAGTATGATTAGCAATCTCAACTAGATTGAAAACATCAAATTGAGTATCACCTGATTTGAATTTCCATTGTTTATCTCTATTCTTATCGGCGTAACTTCTTCTCTCATTCCAATCACCCATAGCAACTTTGTCTGAAAAGAAATATACTTTATAAGGAATACCAATTCTTTGTACGAACCAAATAAGTTGTAATAATTGTTCAACGGTTTTATCAATTACATTACACATACTACCTGACCAATCAAGTAATAAAATCATACCGTGGTTTTTAGCGTCTGGTATAATAGAAAGTCTTTTAAATATATCTTCTGAAATTTTGTACTTATGCAATTTCAAAGGATCAATAATTCCTGTTTTATCAGTAGTTGACCTTTTGTAACCATCAGCAGACTTCTTCATTTCAAATTCTTTTACAAGATATGAGATAGTTCTAGCACTATCTTTTTTAAATTGTTTAAACTCTTGCAAGTTTTCATTGATTGAGTCTTTATCATAATTAGTTAAATGTTTAGCATTAATAGAAACCCACTTTTTCATAGGATATATAATTTGGTCTAAATTACTATCAGGCACTTGCATATAATTAAAACCTCTATGTTTATTATCAACATAGTTTTGTCTAATTTTTTCTTCGTTAGCGTTTTGAGTAATTGACTTCAATGGCATATTGATTGAAACATCTTTACCACCAGCACCATCAGGATTACCTGTCTGGTCTTTTTTTACTTTTGTTTCTTTTTTATCTTCTGATTTTTCTTTGTTTGAAGATTCACCATCTTCTGTTTGAGCAGTTGATTCTTTTTTATCTTCTGCCTCTTTTTTAATTGCGTTTGATTCTTCTATTGCTTTTTCTAAATCTGATTTTTCGTCATCTGATTTATCTGATGGAGAAGAACCATCATCATCTTCGTTTTCTTCTTTTTCTTGTTGTGTCATTGCATCTACGGCATCTTTACGGTTACGTT